GTGCTCTCACCGCAGGCGCCATGGCAAAGATCGAGAGCGAGATCAAAAACCTGCAAGGCCTGACAGATGTCGAAAGCGGCATCCTCAAAGACCGACAGAAGATCATTGACCTGTACGAGAGCCAGGGCTACATCAGCTACAAGGAAGCCAGCGAAGCCAGGCTCAATGCACAGGAAGATTTCACGCAGCGCCTTGGAGATTTGTATGCCCAAGAGGAAACGATTCTCAAGCGTGGGTTGAGCACAGTCGCTAAGACCACTCAGGACAAATTGAAGCTTCAGGACAAGCTGAGTGAAATCACCTTGCGCAGGGAGAAACTCGAAAGAGATGCTCAGCAGTCCAATCTGGAGCGCGACATCAAGCTGCCTGGTGAAACACTCAAAGATCTCCAAGAGCAAGTAGCTAGGAGCCAAAACCAGCTTCGTTCCACTGAAGAACAAATCAAAGTTCTCAAAGACAGTGGAGCCATCAGTGAGGTGGAGTCCCTTAAGCGGTTGTCTGAAGCTCGCAAATCCAGTGCGGATGAATTGGCTACCTTTGCTGCGAAGGCAAGGGAGTTGGTCGAAGCAGCACCCGGAAACGATAAGTTGGCGGATTCATTCAAGCGGATTGAAGAAGCTGCAAGGCAAGCCGCTGATGGTGCTCAGTTGCTTGGCCAACGTGCATTCGAGCTCGCCGACCCCGGTGCAGGCTTTTCAAAAGCACTGCGAACACTGGGTGAGGAGACCGAACAAGTTGGTAAACAAATGGAAGCGGTCACGACCAGAGCATTCAATGGAATGACGGATGCGCTGACCAACTTTGTCATGACGGGCAAGCTGGACTTCAGAACCCTTGCGACGTCCATCATTTCAGATTTGATTCGCATTCAGATCCAACGAGCAATCACTCTGCCGATGGCAAATGCCTTGGGTGGAATGTTCGGATTTGCGAATGGCGGTGTGATGACCTCTGCTGGCCCCTTGCCTTTGCGCACCTATGCAGGTGGGGGCGTTGCCTCTTCACCTCAGTTGGCAGTCTTTGGCGAGGGCTCCATGAACGAGGCCTATGTCCCGCTACCCGATGGGAGGTCAATTCCCGTGACTATGAGTCAAGGCGGCGGGGGGAGTGGCAGCGTATTCAATATTTCCGTGAACGTCGCAGAGGGCGGTACCACTTCAACGCCAGGGCAGGGGCAAGAGCTCGGGCGTGCAATCTCCAGTGCTGTGCGTCAGGAATTGCTGAACCAAAAGCGGGCTGGTGGCTTGCTTGATCCACGCCGTATGGGGTAGTGAAAAAGATGAGGAATACAAATGGCCACCTTCACATGGGTTCCATCCATCGGAGCGTCGCTCACTGTGAAACCTAACGTGAGACGAGTCTCCTTTGGGGATGGGTACGAACAGCGGTTGGCTTACGGCATCAATACCCAGCCAGAGGTCTGGTCGTTGGAGTTTCGAGGTAAATCAACGGTAGATGCCTCTGCGATCGACAACTTCTTGCGTGCCCGGGGGGCTGTTCAAGCGTTCGACTGGACAACCCCTAGCGGCATCTCCGGAAAGTTCACCTGTGAGGAGTGGAGCCGGACGATTGAAGAGCCAAACATCGAGAACATTCGAGCTACTTTCAAACAGGTCTTTGATTTGTCATGACAAACCTAGCCATCACAACTGAAATCCAGCGACTCAGCCCCAGTGCTGTCATTGAGCTCTTTGTTTTGGACTTGAGCCTCTTCAATGAAGGGGTGGTGCGGTTTCACGCAGGGACAAACGAGCTTCGTAGGCAAGTGGTCTGGCAGGGTAACGCCTATGAGCCGTTTCCAATTCAGGCCGAGGGGTTTGAATTCAATGGCAACGGGCAAGTCCCGCGTCCCAAGCTCAAAGTGGCCAACGTCACTGGCAGTATCACTGCGCTGATCTTGTCCTACCAAGATCTGGTGGGCGCGAAGATCACCCGTAAGCGCACCCTGGTCAAGTATTTGGACGGTGTGAACTTTGCGAGTGGCAGCAACCAATCTGCTGATCCAAGCGCAGAATTCGCCGATGACATCTATTACATCGACCGAAAGTCTCGCGAAACACGGGATGTGGTCGAGTTTGAGTTGGCTGCATCGTTTGACTTGGAGGGGGTGTCATTGCCCCGCAGGCAAATCGTGCAAAACGTGTGTCCGTGGACTTACAGGGGCTCTGAGTGTGGATACACCGCAGCGGCGTATTTCAATGCAAACGATGTGTCAGTCCCGCAGCTTTCTCAGGATGCCTGCGGTAAACGCTTGAGTTCTTGTCAGAAACGATTTGGCTCCAATGCTGAGCTTCCATTCGGAGGCTTCCCTGCAGCAGGGTTGATTCGCTGATGCTTGATTCCAACAAACAACTGGCCTTGGAGCACGCAGCCCGTGAGTTCCCTCGGGAGTCATGTGGCTTGCTGGTCGTTCGCAAAGGCAAAGAGATCTATGTTGCTTGCAAGAACTTAGGGGTAGGGACCGATCAGTTCGTGATCGATCCGCAGGACTACGTCTTGGCAGACAAGCGAGGGGAAATCGTCGGGGTGGTGCATTCGCATCCGAATCTGCCAGCAACACCTAGTCAGGCTGACTGCGTTGCCTGCGAAGCCAGTGGCGTTCCTTGGTTCATCGTGTCCTACCCAAACGGTCAATGGGAGCAGCTTGAGCCAAAGGGATATGTCGCACCGCTGGTTGGGCGCGAATGGTCACACGGGGTGCTTGACTGCTACTCCATCGTGAGAGATTGGTATTCCCAAGAGCGGGCCAAGAACCTCCCAGACTTCCCACGCTTTGATGAGTGGTGGAGGCGGGGTGAGAACTTGTATGTGGATAACTTTGCCACTGCTGGTTTTGCTGTTGTTGAACCGGGCAGCTTGGCTGTTGGCGATGTGCTCCTAATGCAGGTGAACTCAGATGTGCCAAACCATGCCGCCATCTATCTGGGTGACGGACTGATCCTTCACCACTTGCAGGGCCGACTCTCAAGCCGTGATGTTTACGGCGGCTATTGGCAAAAGATCACAACCCACACACTCAGACATCAGTCACAACAGTAATGGCAACCATCATTCTTCTCGGCGAACTCGGGCGACAGTTCGGTCGCCGACACCAAATGGTTGTTTCATCAGCAGCTGAGGCTGTCCGAGCTTTGAGCGCGAACTTCCCATCCTTTGAGCGGGAGCTTGTGAGCTCGGGCGAGCGGGGTGTTGGCTACAAGGTATTGGTAGGTCGTGATGAGCTGAATCTTGAGAGACTGCATGAACCCAGCGGTCAACAACGCATCACGATTGCACCCGTAATTTCGGGTGCTGGTGGTAATGGACTTGGGCAGATCATTCTTGGGGCTGCTTTAATTGCAGTTGCTTGGTGGAACCCCATGGGTTGGGCTGCGGCAGGGAGCTTTCTTTCGCAGGCCACGCTGTATTCAGTCGGCACTTCCATGATTCTTGGTGGGGTCGTGCAAATGATTGCACCAACACCCAAAGCATCTGACCCTTCAGAGCGGCCAGACAACAAGCCCAGCTATGCATTCAATGGGGCGGTCAATACAACAGCGCAAGGCCAGCCCGTACCGGTTGGCTACGGTCGACTGATTGTTGGTTCCGCTGTCATCAGTGCAGGAATTGATGTGGATGAGGTGCCGGTGTGAATTCTTCTATGAACGAATCGTTGGGTGAGCCTCAACTCATCATCGGAGCTGGTGGTGGAGGTAAGGGTGGCGGTGGAAGTGCGCGTGTGGCGCAAGAGGCAGCAGACAGCCTGCGATCGAAGGCATTCGCCCGCGTTGTTGACCTGGTATGTGAAGGTGAAATCCAAGGCTTAGCCAATGGCTTGAAGTCGGTTTATCTCGATGACACGCCAATTCAGAACTCGGACGGCAGCTACAACTTCGCAGGTGTAACTCTTGAGTCCAGAAATGGCACTCAGCAGCAAAGCTACATCCCTGGCTTTTCTTCGGTCGAGAATGAAGTCGCTGTCGGTGTCGAATGCAAATACAACCAGCCTGTGGTTCGGGCGATCACTGATCCAGATGTTGATGCCGTTCGGGTCAAGATTAGCTTTCCCTCACTGACATATCAAGATGCCACTAATGGCGACTTGGGCGGGACGACTGTGAGCTTTGCCATT